CAGAACACAATCGAGTTTGGACACGCGATGAGGTACTTGCGCTCTTTGACCGAGACCTGGCTACATTTGAGCGAGGAGTGCTACGACTTTGCCCTCAAAATCTCACTCAAGGCCGCTTCGATGCCCTTGTTAGCTTTAGCTTCAATGTCGGACTCGGAAACCTCCAGCGATCTACCATCCGCATGAAGCATAACCGCGGTGAGTTTGCCGAGGCAGCCGAAGCGTTCATGGCGTGGACCAAAGCCGGCGGTAAAGAGCTTGCCGGCCTGGTCAAACGCCGTAAAGACGAACGCGCTTTGTATCTGTCAGAGTCCTAACTCGGTACGCCTGCGGGCCAGCTCCTTTGTATGGGCTAGTCTGTGCTCGATTGTCATGCGCTTGAGCGCCGCCTTGTTGGCGTCCTTAAGCGAGTCTAGCTTGGCCATCTTATCGGTCGGCGAGAGCTTGGTAGCCATGACTTTGGCTGCCATTTCCTCAAAGGCATTGGACCATTCGGCCTGGCTGGCGTAACTCTGTGCCGGCTTGCCAGGGATTTCTAGGTTCCAATCGCCGGTGGTCACCACGACTTCTTCGACTTCTGGCTCCGGCTCATTTACAAACGCGGTCTCCGGTATGTCATCGTCGTCAATCTCTGGCGACCAGGTGCCATTAAAATTTTCTGGCTGCGAAACCGGCGCAGGCAATATGTCCAACGGATTGGCCGGCTTGGCTGGCGTGATGTCCTTGGCCGGTTGGTCAGGGTAATCCTGCGCCTCCTCCGCGGTAATGAGCCCCTTCAGGACATCCGGGAACGCATCGCGCAGAGCAAACCCGCGAGCTCGCATCTGCATCATACGTTTCGGGTACTGTGTCCACGGTCCCTGCTTGCCCCATAGGTTAGCGCGCACAGCGTCTTGCACCGAGAACGTAACCTTAACTGGCGTGCGTCCTTTGCGGTGCGCAATGCAGACCGCGATCGGGTTTTCCGTGTCCTCGCCTTCCATGTACTCCTCGATGTTGTCGCATACCGGACTGGCCTGCACCAAGGCCATAGCTGCGTCACCGTACACGCTCGGCTTGCCGTTAATCACGGCGATATTTTGGAGCGCCTGCATCGGTGCCAGACCGATCTCGCGGCCCCATTGGCAAGCGACCAAGACATCCTCTGGCTTGCCCTGGTACGCCTTCGGCACCATGCTGGACCGCGCCAACATTTCGCTAAACTTCATGGCTTCGTCCAGGGTAACTGGCGCAAAGCCTTGGCTGACTATGTTGCTCATTTCTTCTCCTTGATTGTAAGTGTTGACTGGCGCACAGACCGAGCCTCGGTGGCTTCGACTGTGTACGCGGCCTTGGCTTTATAGTGGCGCATGGGCCAGCGGATTTCATACGACCCCACCCGCGCGCATGACGCCTCTTTCATTTTCTCCTTGATGGCCTTCTCCAAATCGTCGATGTTTTTCTGTGCAGTTTTTATCTTTTCTTTTTCATTTAGCAGCTCAGAAATTATGGATTCATCAGCGCCCGGTAGCCATAGCGGGTCGGCATCCTCGTTTGCGGCCGGCCAGGTGCGGTCGGCGTCGGCCGAGTCGGTCGGCGGGTAGTACTCAATCGTCCCGGTCTCGCGGTACGCGGTGAGCCGTCGGTCGAGGTCATGGACCGCGGTTTCAATGGCCGCCAGGGTGCCGGCGTGGGGTGCAAATAGGTAAATGCGAAGGGTGACGCCGCGGTACAGCGTGCAGACCGCGCCCCATGTGCTGCCGGTGATGGCCATTTGCGCCTGGAGCTGGACCGGGCCACGCCACAAGGGCGGCACGTCCTCGACATCCGAGGCGGTGAGCTTGGCCTCAAGTACGCCCAGCCCGTCCAGGGTGATACTGCCCGCGCCGATGACGTAAACCCCTCTGTCTGGGTCGTGCTCGATTAGCTGCCCGCGTCCAATGGCTGTCCCGTCCAGGGAGCAGGCAATCCGCCAGAATTGATGGAAGTACGGCTTATCGTGGCTGATGTCCAGATTATCCAACCCGAGCCGCAAAGCCGCCTCTTGCAATATCGGACGCTCTAGCGTGTTCCCCCAAGCCATCGCCTCGTTTCCGATATCCGGCCGCGGTTTGCCATCAATGGCGCCAATGCAGCCCAGCAGTACGTCATTCGGGCTCTGGTATTTGCTCAAGCCCATGAGCGCAGGCACGACCGAAGCCGACGCCATGTGGTCTGGCGTTAATTTTCCGACCATGATTTCCCCCTATTGGACGCGTAAAATTTCGACTGTGTTACCGACGACCGCGGTTTTATATGACCCGGAGCCCCAAAGGTGGTTAGCGGTGGCAGCCACCCTAGACTGGAACGTCGATATATCAAACGCCCCAGCAGGGATCACGGCCACGTCGCCGACTGTCATCGTGGCAATATGCGGGAGGATCACGTTTTTATAGGTCCCTTTTGGCGCGTAGTCCGCTTTCGTTTTTTTCTTGGCGACCTCAATGGTTCCCAGGATTTCCCCGTTAAACCCTTCGATCGCGTAACTCAACCCGAGCGCATCAAGTGTCTTGATGGCCTGTTCCAATGCTTTGATTCTGACTGACATTTTCAACCCCTCTTTTTGTTTAATTTGTAACGCGCAAAAACCTTGCCGCCGGCGTACACCATTTCGGTCGTGATCCTGAAGCCCTGCTTTCTGAGATCACTGACCCGGGCGGCCAGCCGAAAGCAGCGGCAGCCCTTGAGCGCGTCCAGCGCGGTTAATTTCTTGCCCCTTCTCAGAGCTGACAAAATCCATTGTTCCTGCGTCATGCTTGGCCCCTCCTGATCTTTTGCTCCTCCGGTCCGACCCAGCCCAGCCGGCGGAATGTCTCCCGAATGTTGGTCTTGGCTGCTACGGTGTACGGTTTACCATCCAGCAGGCTCAAAAACTGAGCCGGCCGGCGTGGTTGTGGGCTTAACTGTTTGACGTTATTCATCGCGTGGCGCTCCTTTTTCTAGTTTGCTGTGAAAATCCATTGCAAGTTTTTCCTGCTTCTTCCTTTTGCGGTGTTCCCTGACGGTCGGGTCTGTCACCATGCCGGCGATAATCCATAAGGCGATGGCCAGGCACCAGACGGCCGTTTTCCAGACAATCTCCACGTCATGCCCTCCCGAGTACGGCGGCCACCTGGCTGGCACGCCAGACGGTTTTGCCGGTGACAGTTTTCACGCCTCGCGCCTCAAGACCGCGGGCGATCTGGCGCAGAGATTGGCACCCGTACTGCTGGAGCTCTGCGACGGTGGCCGCGATGGCTTGATGGGCTACAAGGTTGCGCTCTACCCTGGCCAAAGCTGCGGCCCTTGCTCCCTTGCTTGGGTCGCCTGACTGCCAGTGCTCGCCTCGGGCCTTCTTAGCCCTCAAGGCGTCTCGCGTGCGCTCGCTGATACGTCGGGCTTCAAACTCTGCAAGGGAGGCCATGACGGTCAAAATAAGCCGCCCGGTGGCTGTGCTGGTGTCAATGTCCGGCAGATCAATAAACCGGACCCGCACGCCAGAATCCACAATTGCGAGAATCATTTTCACGTCACGCGCCAGGCGGTCGAGCTTGGCCACAATCAGCGTGGCGTCGTTTGCTTTGGCGTACTCCATGGCAGCCTTGAGCTGCGGCCGGTCTGGGTTTCGCCCTGATTCCACCTCGACAAACTCCGCCGCGGGTGCCTGGTCGCGCATGAAGGCCAAGACAGCCGCCCTCTGCGCCTCCAGCCCAAGGCCGGATTGGCCCTGGCTGTCTGTGCTGACTCGATAGTATGCGACGGTCATTTGAGCCCCCATGGGCGCATGATTAAGACGACGGCCGCAAGGCCGATTAGAAGGCCGATAATTTCTAGCATTATTGAATCCCCCATGATGCGCCGTCATATCCGGGCAAGGCACGAATGGCTGCGCGGCGTATTGAGTCAATAAGTTTTGCGGCCGGGGTTTCGTCATAATCCGGCACTTCGCACGCCTGATAATCGAAACAATCGCAAGCCTTGATTATTTCAATCGGCTTTGCGTAAGGGTTTGTGGTTTTGTATTTGAAATTAAAAACCGGCTCATGCTCACGATATCTGTAATTAACAGAATCGACGTTCGCCCTATAAAGAACATTGGCGATCTGTTCTGGCTGATCAAAAAAATCTAGGTGTTTTGTTGGATTGCCAATGTAAACACGGCAGCGGTGCAGTTTGCCAAATGTTACTAGGGTATTGATATGGTTATCTGATACGACAAATGCGCTCATTCTCAATCTCTCTTTCTGAGTAGTTGAACGATATCGAAGTGATATCGCTAGTTGGGAATGTACAGACTAATTCCCCCAAATGCAAGAGGGGCATTATGGGCTATTGTTTTCTGGCTGTTTGATATATCCTTGCGATATCTTAGGGGACAGCATGACAACAGACCAAAAACTCAAGCCCTTCCTGGTGCGCCTGCGGCCAGAGACTCGCCTGCTGCTGGATGATGCAGCTCAGGCCCAGCGCAGGAGCCGGGCGAGCTTGGTGGATCAGGCCATAGTCGAAATGTTGGCCGGCCGCTTTGCCAGGGTAGAAAACCGATTAGACCAAATGTTGGGGACAAAATGACCGACATCCGCGACCGGCTCACCTTGGGAAATGTGATGGTCGCGCCTCTGCTTTTGCAGGAAGCCATTGACACGATCGACCATCTGCGGGCGGATCTGGAGCGCGAGCGGCGCTGGATCAGGCAGCTGGAGGCGTGCGTACTTAACAACATCAACGAAGAGCGGGGACATGAGCGGACGGGCGAGCAGGGACAAGGGGGCTAGGGGCGAGCGGGAGTTTGCCGAGCTGTTATCGAATGAGCTCGGACAGGTGGTGAAACGCAAGCTCGGGCAGGCCAGAGACGGCGGGGACGATATCCAGGTGGGCAAATACCGGATCGAGGTCAAACGCCGGGAGAAGCTCGCAATTGAGGTCTGGTGCAAGCAGGTAGAGGCGGCCTGCACGGTGGCCCAGGATATCGACCAGGACGGCCGGCTTGCCGAGCCGGTGCCGGTGGTGGTGTTCAGGCGCAACGGGGAGCCCTGGCGGGCTGTGGTGCCTGCTGCCTGGCTTATTGCCAAGATCCGGGAAGACCTTTGAGCACTCCGCCGAGTGTCGAAGAATACGCAGTCTATCTTGCCGACCGAATCGAAGAGCAGGAACGGCTTTTGATGAAATGCGGGGACGCGATCAATAACCTAGACGCCCGCCTGATGATGGTCGAGCGGATGCTGGCCAGGATCAAACACGAGCTGGAGGGCAGGGCTTACGAGGAATCCAAAATGAAGTGGTGGAATTGATGCCGAACGAATTGCAAAAGCACGTCACTAGGAAGGCCGAAGAGATCACCGGCCGGCAATGGTGCAGCCATTGTCAGATGACCAGACCAAAGGAGGGCGGAGAGTGGAAGATCCTAGAGGGCGGCAAGCGCCGCCGGTGGAAGTGTCAGAGCTGCGTCACAGCGCAGAGGGAAAGAGCTGCGCGGACTGCCGGCACATAAAGCGCACCTTTTTCGGCTGGTGTCGGTACTTTGACAAGCCCACCAGCGGGGAAATAAACGGCTGCTTTGGCTTTGAGCTCAGAAAATGATCCGCTGGCTTGTCACGCGTGCGGAAAGGTCCACCAGGGGGCGAAAATGGTCCGGCTTCCTGATGGTCGCGAGGTCGGCTCGTACTCGGAGGCGTTTCGCAGATATTGCGAGGCCGCCTGGGTGTTACGAAAGAAAAGGACCAAACGCACTCGCATGGAATACCTGGATGGCGTCCTTGAAAAGAGGGGTCGCCAGGCTTATGAGGATCTTCGGGAGGAAATGCTGACGCTATGGCAGAGCCGGCAAAAGTGATCGAATTTAAGCTGCCCAAGAGGCGGCCGAAGGTTATCGAAAAGCAGGCGCCACCGGATCAGCGCAAGTTTGCGGTGGTACCGATGCGGGCTGCGACTGATACCGAGCTGCATGGATTTTCAATGAAGGTTTTGGTCCTGCTGTGCTCGTATGCCAACAGGGCCGGGCTGACGTGGGTTGGCCAGCAGCGGATCGCAGACCATCTGAAGACCAGCAAGCAGCAAGTGGCCAGGGCCATGAAGCAGCTCAGAGAGCGCGGCCATGTGGAAGTCGTCAGTAAAGGGTTCAGGGGCGAGAAGGCGAACACGGTGCGGATCGTCTATGACCCCGAGATTGGCACACAGGACGCCATTGCGATCACCAGCGGGCAGGAAGACACCCGGCCGCCAGAGGTCCGCAGAAGGGAAGAAAAGGCCATGGAAGAGGAATTCACAGAGGAGCAGATGGCAGCCAATCGGCAACGATTGAAGGAGCTCTTGTCTGGTCTGAAACCGAAGAATCACACGACTCACCAACCCGTCCAAATAGGAGCAATTCTGATGCCCAAGAGACAGCCAAGAGCAGTCAAAAAGACACAGCCCATAGACAACACAGAGGTTGTCCATGTAGAGCCTTTCATAGACAACATCATAGACAACACAGGTGTTGTCCAATCACAGAAAAACATAGGTATAGATAAGGTTTTAAGTATTTATAACGATAAGGTTGTGAATAGGTTTTCATTTGTTAAGACAACACGAATCACAGAAATCGATATCAAGTTTGCGGAGGTGTTGTGCCAGGTCGGATGCACCGAGGCGCGATTCGCTGACGCCTGCCAGGCCCTCACCGAGCCGACACGGCTGGCCGAGGTCTGCGAAGCCCTGATCGGCTGAGGGTGTCATGCTCGCAGACGACCGTTTGATGGCAGGACAGGGGATGGGGTGCCAAAGCCGGAGCAGAAACCGGGGGTCGCGTCTGGCTTGCGATGCGTTTGCCGCGGAAGGCACCCTTGCCCTCCCCCCGGGTGGCCACCGTATCGAGGGTATCCCCCGCAATTTTTCCTCCACTTTTTGCTGCAATGGGTTTGTCTACCAGACTGCGATGCCTCTAGGAAGCGATTACAGCCTCTTGGTGGCCTTGCTGGTGGTGGGTGGCTACCCTTGCCTAGGGTGGATCATTTGAAAGGCTTGTAGGACTTATTTTAAGGAGATTGAAATGGACTTTTCTAAACTGAAGTTACCAAAGGGAATCAAGATGCGCGATCCCTACGAAAGCGAGCTGAAGTACTTTATGCAAAACCCAGGTGTATCCGGAATGGCAACAGAGGACAACAAAGTTATTCTGAACAAGTTTTCTAATCTTAGTGCTGACGAGTACCAGGCCGTCGCCATAAACGAGGCCGCCAGGATTTTGATGCGCAATCCAAAATACAAGCCAGACTTTGATTTAACAACAGAACAAGTCAGGAACTTGGACACAACCACTTACCGCACCGCACCAGAAGAAGACAGGCAAGCGACTATTGCGGCTAGGATTCTTTCCGGAGATCCTAGCGGCGGAGTGCCAACTACCGCCCAAATGTTTTTTGTTAAGCAGCTTAGAGAAGCTCTTGGACTGGAGGAATAACCATGACCGTAAATGACTTGTTGCACGACTTCATATTGCAATTACTCCGCCGTGGGTTTACCGTTCCCCAGGTGGCGGAGGCTTTGGCAGAGCAGAAGGTAAAGCTCATGCAGGCCGATGAGTACTTGTCTGCCGCAAAAGAATCAAAACTAGCACCTTAAGGAGAAGAGCATGGCGTATGAAATGAAACCAGGGCAGGGATCTGCCTTCCCGAATGAAGGCAAGAAAGAGGACTGGCACGCAGACTACCGTGGACGGGTCATGCTTCCAAACGGAACTATCCATTGGCTCGACGTAACAAAGCGTCAGACAAAGGAAGGAACTACCTACATAACCGTAAAGATTGGCAATGAGTGTCAGCAACAGGGTGCGCCAGTCTATTCCGCAGCGCACAAGCCATTTGCCCAGACTGGGCATGACCGTGCCAAAGCCAATGGGTTTGTAGACTCAGACCCGGATGTCCCATTCTGATGGCTCGCACTAAGTCCCGTATCTCAGAGCAAGTCCCTAGCCTGAAGAACTGGGGCGGGGTTAGATCTATCTCCCGCCGGCTTGAACGCTCGGCCACCATTGTCGAAAACCGGGAGGCTGTGGCTTACTCGCTTCTGTGTATGGCCAATACCAAGATAACAGATGTTCTAACATGGGATGAGGACGGAAATGTCAAGGTTAAAGCGGCAAGTCAAATTCCTGATCACGCCCTCCAGGCGATCAAAAATATCCGGGTCAAGCGTGAGAAGGACGGTTCGCAGACGCTCGACGTTGAGCTATACGACAAGGTTGGCGTGCTACGTTTACTTGCGAAAGCGTCTGGACTTCTTGATAACCCAGACGACGGAGAAGACAAGCCTTCTGTCATTGGTATTAACGTACAAGCGCCTGAGCCAATTGATGTTGAGGTAAAGCAATGATTAACATGGTCGTAGGTTTTGATCAGCGGGAGGCAATCGCGTATCACGCTTTCTGCCAGTCTGTGATCTCAAGGACTAGCCGGCCGGTACGGTTCACTCCTCTGGTAGCCCATGGTATTGACGGCAAGCGTAATGGCTCCAATGCGTTTATTTATTCCCGCTTTTTGGTTCCATACCTAAACGAGTATAAAGGCTGGGCAATATACGCTGACGGAGACATGATCTGCCGCGAGGACATTGCAAAGCTCTGGGCCATGCGCGATGAGCGATATGCCGTAATGGTGGTCCAACATGACTACCGTACCGTGCATAAGAAAAAATATCTTGGCAACAAAAACGAGGACTATCCGCGCAAGAATTGGTCTAGTCTGATTCTGTGGAACTGTGAGCACTCCGCTAATCGGTCTTTAACGCCAGAGGCAATCAACAGATTATCCGGTGAGTTTTTACATCGGTTTAACTGGCTGCATGACGGCGAGATTGGCGAGCTGCCTTTGACATGGAACTGGCTTGTCTTGGAATACCCAATGAATGAATATGCGCAGCTATACCACTACACCATCGGTACGCCATGCTTTGCCGAATACCAGACTTGTACTCATTCTGATATGTGGTGGCGAGAATATAAAAAACTAAACGAGGGGATAGATGATTAACTTTTGGGAGTGGGTGCAGTCAAGACAAGACGTGCGCCAATGGTCTGAAGATGAGCGGGCCTGCGCTGAAATTGCGTGGAAGGAAGCATTAAAACTAAAAGGAGCAGAGGATGAAACAAGATTGGATAAACGCAATATCTCATATCGGTGCGCAAAGTGCGGCGACGTTTGTGCTGACAATGCTGGCAGTTATTCTGCTGGCGGGACTGCTTGAATGGCGGCGTGGCTGATCGCGGTGATCGGAGGTGTTTATGCTGTGGTTGCAGTCGATCTTATTCGACATGGTAATGTGGGTCTTGGTATTGCTTTTGTTGGTTATAGCATTGGCAATGTCGGACTCTACCTAGCGGCTAAAAATGGATAAACATTTTAAGATTAACGGTCCAACTTGCATAAGCTTTTCTGGCGGTAGAACTAGCGCCTATATGCTTTGGAGGGTTATTCAAGATAACGACGGAATACCAGACGAAACAAAAGTTTGCTTTGCCAATACAGGAAAAGAAGATGAAGCAACTCTTGAGTTTGTAAGAGATTGCGGAAAAAACTGGGGCGTGCAAATTACTTGGCTTGAGTTTATTCCTAATGATCCAAAGTTTAAGGAAGTCACATTTGAAACAGCCAGTCGTGACGGAGAGCCTTTTGCTGCTTTAATTAAAAAACGCAATTATCTACCAAACCCAGTAAGTCGTTTTTGCACGGTTGAGTTAAAAGTCAGGACTATCCATAGATATCTAAAAAGCATTGGCTGGACCGAGTGGGACTCAATGCTTGGGATTCGGGCTGACGAACAAAGGCGTCTGGCTAAAATAGGTAATCAAGATTACGGCAAGCACGAAGAAAAGATAGCTCCGCTTGGACGGGCCGGGGTCACAAAAGAAATTGTTGGAAAGTTTTGGCGCGAACAATCATTTGATCTTAAATTGCCAAATATGAACGGAGTAACAATGCACGGCAATTGCGATCTTTGTTATCTCAAAGGGGCTCATCAAATTATGAGCTTAATCCAAGAAAAGCCAGAGCGCGCTGTATGGTGGGCGAAAATGGAATCAACGGCATTATCATCAACCCCAAATGGCGCAAGATTTAGAAAAGATAGGCCAGGTTATGCGGAAATGTTGAAATACTCACAAGAACAAAAAAATATATTTGACCCGCAAGAAGAAACAATTGCCTGTTTCTGCGGAGATTAAATGGCCAAGACCAAAGAAAAAAGCGCAAAGGAATTACCCGTAACCGGACTGAATCTAAACTTCAGCAAGTCGCCAGAGGTTTATAGATTTATTGAGTCCAACGCCTTTGTGCAAGGGTTGATGGGTCCGGTGGGTTCCGGTAAGTCCTATGCCTGCGCAGCCAAGATTATGATGAAGGCTGTAAGCCAAAAGCCTAGTCCTATTGACGGCATACGATACTCTCGCTGGGCGGTAGTACGGAACTCATATCCGATGCTAAAGACCACGACGATTAAGACCTGGCTGGACTTATTCCCAGAGAATACTTTTGGCCCAATGCTCTGGACTCCGCCGATTACGCATCACATCCGTTTGCCGTCCCGCGGGGATGCCGCCGGGATCGACATGGAGGTTATATTCCTAGCACTAGACCAGCCAAAAGACGTAAGAAAACTATTGTCGCTAGAGCTGACAGGAGCATGGGTAAACGAGGCAAGGGAACTCCCAAAGGCTGTGATTGACGGACTGACTCACCGGGTTGGCCGCTATCCGACTAAGCGTGACGGTGGCGCATCTTGGCACGGTATCTGGATGGACACAAACCCAATGGATGACGACCATTGGTGGTTTCGTCTAGCCGAAAAAGAAAAGATGGGTGGCCAATATGGCTGGCAGTTTTTCAAGCAGCCGGGCGGAATTATGGAAGTCAGCGGCGAGGAGCTGCCCGATAACCCAGAAGCCAATGACCATATCTTTGCCTCTGGCAAATGGTGGAAGCTAAACCCCAAAGCCGAGAACATCGACAACCTTCCTGCCGGCTATTACCAGCAGATGCTCATGGGCAAGAATCTGGATTGGATCAGATGCTATGCCGAGGGCAAATACACCTACGTCCAGGAAGGGCGCCCAGTCTGGCCTGAGTATGACGACAGCATGA